GAGCGGCAGCAATACCGTGACCGCGACGGATAACGGCACGGTCACCAACATCAACATTCCAGCCGGCACCCTGGTCACTCTGGGTGGCGGCATCTTCAACGTCGCTGGCGCCTCGTTTGAACTGTCTGCCACGTCGGTCGATCCAGCCGTGCTGTTCGGCGGCAACATCATCCAGCACTACTCGGGCAGCTTCTGCGTGTCCTCGGTGGCCGGCTGCGGCGGGAATTTCCTTAGCGGGACGTTCACCGATGCGGCGTTCGGCGCCAATGGCGGTCCCGGCCTGACGGTCCAGGTCAGCAATCCGCCGGAGAGCCTCGCGCTCACCTCCAACGTCATCCCAGCGAGTGAACTGGTCCCTCCGAGCTCGTTCAACCTGACATTCGTGAACCTGGGGCCGGCGTTGCACATCAATGGCACCACTCTCGGCGCGTTCACGGCCTCGTTCACGGGCGACGTGTCATCCTCGGCGGTGCCGGCGGGTGAACCTGCGGGGTTGGCCATCATGGGGGTTGGTCTGGTCGGGTTAGGCTGGATCGTCAGCCGGCGACGGAACGTTTCCTCCCTGCCGGCTTAACCTTCGGCGGCGGCCAGTCTCCCAAGCATGTTCCACATGGCCGCCGCTGCTTTTTCCATGCCATAGTTGGCCACATGAGAGACTTGCAGGAACTAGATCATTACCGCGAGCGTGGACGGGCTGTAGTGGAGTTCTACGGCTGGGAGGGTGACGGAACCTGCGGGGCGTTCAGGGTGCCGTCCCCCATCGATGGTGCGCCAATGGTGGTGATTGCCAGCGCCGAGGGCGGTTGGGATCACGTCAGCGTATCGCGCAAGAATCGGTGCCCGAATTGGCAGGAAATGGAGCATATCGCGCGGCTGTTCTTCCGGGACCATGAGGTGGCGATGCAGCTCCACGTCCCAGCATCGGACCACGTGAACATGCATCCGAACTGCTTGCATTGGTGGCGCCCGACAGATTGCGAGATACCGCGGCCACCAGCGATCTTTGTCGGCATCGGCGGCCAGCCGGCGCGCAATCAGGCTGAGGCTCTGGCGCGGCTGAAGGCCGATTACCCGCGATAACAGTCCTTATCGCGTATGACGGAGTTTCCAACGCATGAAAGGCGTTGTGCAGACCCCCTGGACGGACGAAGAGCGGGCGATGCTGCGTCGGCTGCGGCAGAACGGGCTGGGTGCGACGCGGATTGGCGTGATGATGGGCCGCAGCAAGAACAGCGTGGAGAAGCAGCTCCGCTATCTCGCGCTGAACCAGCCGGCGCAGCAGCCGAAGCCGAAGGGGTCGCACGACGCCGGCGGGGGCATTCGCGCCGGGCGCACCACGCTGCCGCCACTGCCGTCGCTGCAAGACTGATCGCCAAGAACCCCCCACAGGTGAGGCGAGACGGCGGACCCTCCGCGTGTTGGTAGCGAATGGCGCGCGGAGGGGACTGCCGGCACACCGGAGGCCGACCATGGGGTGTACTGGTTCGCCGCACTGATCGCGCTCGTGACCACCACCTGGGCACTGCTCGGCCTCATCGGCTGGGCCATCGTTGAGATCCTATGAGCGACAACATCAACCGGGTGCTGCGCATCCTGCCCGGCCAGACGGACATAACGACCCGCGTCAATCCGGTCGGCCCGCTGGTGGCGCGGTCCGATCTGGCCGATGCGTGGCAATTCAATACGCAGGCAGCGAGCGATTGGATCGCGCAGCAGCGGGCGCAGAGCGAGCAAATGGGGCTGTGGAACCCACAGACTGGATTGCCGACTGGGGCAGGATTGGTAAACGCCGCGGGGCAATACGGCAATGCGGTAATGATGGGCACCACGGCGCCGGGCGTGCGAGCGTTTCATGGCAGCCCGTATGACTTCGAGCGGTTCGACACCAGCCGCATCGGCTCCGGCGAGGGCGCGCAGGCTTATGGGCATGGGTTGTATTTTGCTGAGAAGGAAGGCACGGCGCGGAGTTATCGGGATCAGTTGGCTACTGCACAGACGCCTGAGGAAACTGCGGCGTGGTATCTCCATGATGCTGGTGGCGATCGGAATGCCGCCATCGCGCAGATGACCGACCACGCCGTGAATGGCGGTATTGGCGCAACTGCTGATCAGGCCGCCAACATCCGAGGCGGGTTGCAGTTGCTCAAGAGCGGCGCGGACATAACGCCGCGAGCGCCCGGCAAGATGTACGAGGTGAACATCAGGGCTGACCCGGAGCAGTTCCTGCACTGGGATAAGCCGCTCAGCGAGCAGAGCCAGTATGTGCAGGATGCGATCAAGAGAGCCGGGCTGAAACCAACCGAACCGGAATTGGGAAGCTTTGGAGGCGTTCCTGTGAGAGGCGCCCCACGTTGGGCTGACACACCAGAGGCGGCGCTGGCGCTGCTCAATGCCGGGATCCCCGGCATCCGCTACCTCGACCAAGGCTCGCGCGGCACCGGCCAAGGTACCCACAACTACGTGGTGTTCGACGCCAACACCATCGACATCCTGCGCAAGTACGGCCTCGCCGGCCTGATGCTCGGCGCTGGCGGCGCAGCAGCCGGTCCGCAGCAACAGAGCCAATGAGCGACACAGCATACCGCACCGTCGATCCAGACGATGAGCCGGACGCCATCAGCCGCACCCGTGGCGCTGACGACGAAGCCTATCCGCGCGACCTCGACGAGCAGCACAAGCAACTGGTCCGTTGGTTCGAGGAAAGCGAACTCGCCCGCCAGGACGAAATCCGGCTCGCCGAACGTGACCGCGAGTACTACGATCATTCACAATGGACCAAGGAGGAGATGGACGCCCTCAAGGCCCGCGGCCAGCCTCCCGTGGTCATCAATAAGATCCACGATAAGGTCTCGCTGCTCTGCGGCATGGAAAGGAAAGCGAGAACTGATCCGAAGGCGTTCGCCCGCACACCGGCCGAGGAGGACCGCGCCGACGCCGCCACCCAGGCGCTCCGCTATATCAGCGATGACAACAACTTCAGCCTCGTGCGCAGCGCTGTGTTCGAGAACATGCTCATCGAGGGCGCCGGCGGTGCGGAATTGGAATTAGAGGACGACGGCAAGGGCGGCGCGGATATCCGCATAACCCACGTCCCTTGGGACCGCATTTGGTACGACCCGCACAGCCGCACCATGGACTTTAGTGACGCCCGCTATAAGGGCCTCGTCATATGGATGGACCGCGATCAGGTCGAGGAATTGTATCCGGACGCCGACGATGTGGTGGAAGCGACGTTCAGCAGCGTTGATTTCTACTACAACGACAGACCCGAGACCGTGAACTGGACCGACAACCGCCGCCGCCGCGTGCGCGTCGTTCAATGCCACTGGGCAGACAAAGGCATCTGGTGGCGCGCGACATTCACCAAGAACGGCATGCTGGCCAATCCGGAGCGCTCGCGGTTCAAGGACAAGCGAGGCAAGAGCGCCTGCGGGCTGCGGCTTCGCAGTGCCTACATCAACCGCGAGAACCAGCGCTATGGCATGGTGCGCGGCCTCATCAGTATTCAGGACGAAATTAACAAGCGGCGCTCGAAGGCGCTCCACCTCGTCAACGTGCATCAGGTGATCGCCGAGCAGGGCGCGGTGCAGGACGTCGATAAGGCCCGCCGCGAAGTCGCCAAGCCGGACGGGTACGTGGAGATCATGCCCGGCCTCAAGTTTGAGATCGTGCCCAGCGGCGAGTTGGCACAGAGCCAGTTCCAACTCCTGCAACATGCCACGGCCGAGATGCAGCTTTCTGGGCCTAATGCGGCAATGTCTGGCACCGACCCGCGCGAATTGAGCGGGCGCGCGATCCTGGCGCAGCAGGCAGGTGGGGCGGCACAGAATGAGCCGCTCGCCGATGCGCTGCGCTACTGGTCGCGCGAGGTCTATGAGGTGGCCTGGATGGCTGCGCGGGAATACTGGACCGGCGGCAAGTGGGTGCGCGTGACCGATGATCTGAATGACACGAAATGGATCGGCGTCAACCGGCCGATCAGGGTGATGGATCGTCTCGCGGCCTTGCCGGAACAGCAGCGCGCCATGGCAATGCAGCAGATGCAACTCATGCCAGGCGATCCGCGGCTGCAACAGGTCATCGGCATCGAGAACGACATCACGGACCTAGACGTGGATATCACCGTCGAGGAGGGCATGGATATTCCAAGCCTCCAGCAGGAGACGTTCCAGACATTGGTGCAGTTGGCAGGAATGCAGCCTGGATTGATACCGGGTGACGTGCTGATTGCGGCGTCAGGACTGCGCGACAAAGATATGTTGCTCGAGCGCATGAAGGAGCACCAGCAACAACAGGCGCAGGTGCAGCAGAAGGCTGGCGCACTCGCCACACAGCACGCCCAGGCCGACATTCAGAGCAAGCAGGCCAAGGCGGCGGCTGACATGGCACTGGCGCAGGAGCGCAAGGTCAACGCCGTGCGCCAGGTTCACGACGTGCATGCGGATTTCAGTGCACCGCCGTATGGGCAACCGAACGTGGCGCCAGACAACCCGCCTGGCGTGCAACCAATGCAGCCGCCTGATCCTGAGCAGATGACGCCAGACATGGCGATGGCCCACCAGATGGCGGACCTGGCCAAGAAACAGGCCGACATCCGCAACACACAGGCGTCCACCGCGCTGACCACAGCGAAGATCCCGCAGGTGGCGCACCAGACAGCAAATACCGCGGCCACCACCAACCGGCTGCTTGCCACGCCCATTCCTCAGCCAGCAGCGCCCACAGCGAGGTAATCCGATGCCAGCAACAGCAACCGGCCGCGGTGCACAGGTCGTGCTCGATCCACAGTCGAATACCACCAAGGCAGTGCGCGGCGCCTACGCATCCACGTTCGAGGCCAACGCCGCCAAGGTCGCGGCCGATGTGGCAGCAGGCATCGCTGCTGACGGCTATCGCCCGGACGGCACGACCAATACCGGTGCGACCGCGGTGGACATCGACGTAAACCCAGCAGCGACTGCCAGCATCACCGGCTCGATGA